TCAGGGGCCGTTGGTTTCTTCAATCAGAAATTGTGGCAATCGACATGGGCATCGTGCGTTTTGCAGAAGTTCTTAGAAATGAACTTGCAATACGCTTTGCGGCAGCATCCGAGGTAATAATCTATGGAGACCCTGCTGGTGACTTTAGAGCGCAGACTGATGAATCTACTCCCTTTCATATTCTGCGCGGTGCTGGCTTGAGGGCGTTCCCCGCGCCTTCCAACTCTGTTGACCTTCGGCTTGAGGCTGTCTCTTCCCAGCTGACCAAGATGGTTGAGGGGAAGCCAGCACTTTTAATTGACAGGCGTTGCCCCCAGTTAATTAAGGGGTTTGAGGGCGGCTACGCATATAAGCGCATGGAAGTAAGTGGGGAAAGGTATGCTGATAAACCAGATAAGAATATGTTCTCGCATGTGCATGATGCCGCGCAGTATTTATTCTTAGGTGCTGGAGAGGGCCGAGCACTGATGAACTCACAGAAACCAGCGCGTCCTGTTATTGCAAAACGTAACTTCGATGTGTTTAACAAAGGACCGAAGAAGAGGCAGAGCGTTTGGGCTAGGATGTAGTTTGTGCATTGAGTTTTTTGCTCTTCTGTGTTTACGAAGGAAAAAAGGAGATTGCTATGTGCCTTGGACCATCACCATCTGAAAAACGGGCTGCGGCTGCGCAGCGTGAAGCGGCTGACGTTGCAAAGCGTGAGGAAGCTGAAAAGCGCGCTGGTCAGAAACGTGAAGACATTATGGAAGCCTTGGAGGCGTCTACTGTTCGCAGGGGAATGCGCGGTGGTATGGGGCGCCGTTCTTTGTTTAGAGCAGGTGGCGGTGGATTTATGGGTAGGTTTGGATAATGCACGAAACGGCAAAGCACTATATTAAGTCATACCAGAGAGCAAAGGCTCTTCGGGAAAACTGGGTTCCTCTTTTTGAGGAGTGTTATGAATATGCTTTGCCGCAGCGCGAATCATTTTACTATGAGGAAAGAGGCCAGCGCAGAGACGAGAAGATATTCGATGAAACTGCTGTTGTTGGCGTTCAAGAGTTTGCAAGCAGACTTCAATCTGGATTAGTGCCAAACTTTGCAAGGTGGGCTGATCTTATGGCTGGTAGCGAAGTGCCGCCAGAGCAAAAAGAAGAAGTCGATAATGAGCTTGATGAAGTAACAGAATATGTTTTTGAGGTTCTACAGAACTCAAACTTTAGCCAAGAAGTACATGAGTCATTCATGGACTTGGCTGTCGGGACTGGTGTCTTGTGTGTCGAAGAGGGAGACGCACTTAACCCAGTAAACTTTTCTGCAATCCCGCTCCCCCATGTTGTACTTGACACTGGTCCCGACGATAGGATTGATCACGTTTATCGTGAGCGCAAGAAGGTCAAGTTTGACCATCTTCCTATTATGTATCCCAAGGGAAACTTTGATCCGAAGGTAACTTCGTTGATGGGGTCCGATAGAGAAACAACCGTTCTTGAAGTTGTTTGCAAGGACTATACCAAAAAAAATCAAGAGGCTTACTTGAGTTATGCAATCTGTATGACGACACAGACTTTGCTTTCTGAGAAAGAGATGTCTGGACTTGGGTCAAATCCTTTTGTTTGCTTTAGATGGTCAAAGTGTGCTGGTGAGGTTTATGGGCGTGGACCACTTATTAATGCACTGTCTGCAATTAAAACGACCAACCTTACCATCGAACTTATTCTTGAAAATGCTCAGATGGCAATCTCTGGCATCTATCAGATGGAGGATGATGGCGTAATCAACCCTGACACGATTCAATTGGTTCCCGGATCAATCATACCGAAAGCAATGGGCAGTCAGGGCTTGCAGCCACTACAGGCAGCGGGTCGCTTTGATGTAGCGCAGCTTGTTCTGAGTGACATGCGTTTGAATATTAAACGCGCACTTTACAATGATATGCTTGGTGATCCGAATAAAACGCCAGCAACTGCAACTGAGGTTGCTGAACGTATGGCAGACTTGTCTCGCCGTATTGGCTCTGCATTTGGAAGATTACAGGCTGAACTCGTGCAGCCCGTACTTCAACGTGTAATATACATCTTAAAGAAGCAGGGCCGCATAGAAGTACCTACAGTAAACGGACGGGAAGTTAAAGTCCGTTCTGTATCCCCATTAGCACAGGCACAGGCAAATCAGGATATATCCAGTGTTGCTAGGTTCTTGGAATTGGTTGGTGGTACGTTTGGACCTGAGATGTTGCAGCTTCTTATAGATGGAGAACAGACTGCAATTCACCTTGCTAAAAAATTTGGTGTGCCAGAGAGCTTGATTCGTGATGAAGAACAGCGTAGACAAATAGCTGCAATAGCGCAGCAAATGGCGCAACAACAGCAAGGACAGATGGTTGCCGCAGAAGGTTAATATCGGAATAGATGGAATACAGCGCCCTTCCGATAGGGATGTGGAGATAAGCCACAACATTGCGCAAGTCTTTGAATCTCCTACTGGTAAGGCGGTTCTAAAGTATTTCCGTTCTATAACTATCGAAATGGTTAATGGGCCTAATGTAACCACGGAAGAGCTTAGGCACATTGAGGGTCAGCGATATATTATCGGTCTGATCGAACAGCGCATAGCGCATTCACATAGGAGTAAAAACAAATGAGTGAACAGCAAGCAGCAGTTCAAGCAGCAGAAGCAGATGGACGCGACTTTGTAACAGAAGCTGATGTGCAGCAAGCCTCAGCGCCAGAACGTCCTGAGTGGTTGCCTGAGAAATACAATACCCCAGAAGACTTGGCGAAAGCCTATAAAGAGCTTGAGTCTAAGCTAGGCGCTAAAGACGAAGACATTCGCAATCAAATACTAGAAGAAATACAGGCAGAAGCATTTAGTGATCGGCCTGAGAAGGCTGGTGATTATCAACTGCCTGACATTGTAGACGAGGAGCTTGCTGTTGATAGTGAGCTATTACAGTGGTGGTCGGAACATTCTTTTGAGAATGGGTATTCTCAAGAGGAGTTCCAGAAAGGTATTGAGATGTATGCTCAAGCTATTGCTGGATCACAGCCCGATATGGAAGCAGAAGCATCCAAGCTCGGCGATCAGGCTGAAAGCCGTATTGAGGCTGCGTCTTTGTTTGCCAATAAGTTTTTCCCAGAAGCAGCAATCCCTGCTATTGAGAGAATGTGTGAAAGCCATGAGGGGATCATAGCCCTTGAGACAATCATGGATGCAATGAAGGATGGTTCATTTGCTGGCAATACACAGCCTACAGCTGGACTCTCAGAGCAAGCACTTAGGGAGATGATGAATGACGAAAGATATTTCAACCCAGCCAAGCGCGACCCGTACTTCATTAAGCAAGTCGAAGAAGGCTTCCGACAACTCTACAGAGGTTAAGATTATTCAAAGGGGTGAGTATTATCTGACCCCTTTTACCTTGGCGCATGTGGATGAAGTTGTTGAGCATCTTTCCAAAGAGAACATACGCGAGCTAAAAATACTTGGTCACTTGGATGTTCGCCAAGCTATTGTTGAAATGTATGAGTGCTCTGAGTGCTATATAGTCAGGCGGGAAGGTGAGATATTCTTAGCTGTAGCTGGCTTATGGTTTGGGGAAGACCAAGAGTTCCCGCAGATGTTTGCAATGTTTTCTGATAAAATAAAGGATTGCTTTGTAGCCACAGCAAGAGGGTCAAGAATGCTTGTTGATTTCTTTGACAAGAGCCAGCCTATGATGACTATGACTATTCTTGCTGATTATCAGTTTATTTTGGACTGGGCAGTCTGGCTGGGCTTTGATCCTGTAGGCGTTATTGACAGCACACCTCACAAGTATGTTGAATTTGTGCGTTGCAATCCAAACAAAAAAAATGTTTACGATGGCACATTACGGCCCGTAATGCACTGAAAGGCCCGAAAGGACACCCTTGTTGATGTGGCGGAATGGACACCCGTAGGAACTGTAACTTCAAATCAGGAACTGAAAAATGGCTAATACTATCGATCAAGCCTTTATCAAGCAGTTTGAAACCGAAGTTCACATGGCGTATCAGCGTATGGGTTCTAAGCTACGGAATACCGTTCGTACTTCAAATGTGACAGGTTCAGTTGCTCGTTTCCAAGTAATTGGAAAAGGCATAGCAAATACTAAATCCCGCAACGGTAATGTAACTCCAATGGAGTTGGCGCATACAAATGTTGAAGCTACTATGGCTGACTACTATGCACCTGAGTACATTGACAAGCTGGACGAGTTGAAGATCAACATCAACGAGCGTCAAGCTGTTGCGCAATCCGCTGCTGCTGCTCTTGGTCGTAAGACTGACGAGATTCTTACAACAGCAATGGATGCTGGTGCAAACTCATCACAAATCCACGACACTGGTTCTGCGCTTGAAAAAGCAGACTTGCTGTCTTTGTTTGAAACATTCGGTAATGCTGACATCCCAGAAGACGGACAGCGTTATCTTGCAATGTCTCCAGCAGGATTTGCTGACTTGTTTGCAATCAATGAGTTCGCAAGCTCTGACTATGTTGGACCACAGAACCTGCCATACGCAGGTGGTATGACAATGAAAGAGTTCTTGGGCTTTAAAATCTTCTCTACATCGGCAGTCGCTGGTGGCAAAAACTTTGCTTACCATACAACTGCTGTTGGCCTTGGCATCAATGCTGATGTTCAAACTGAGGTCAACTACGTTGCAGAGAAAGTTTCACACCTTGCAACATCAATGATGTCCATGGGTGCTGTCGTTATTGATGACGATGGTGTCTATGAAGTCCTTGATAACAACTAAGGAGATAGATCATGGCTTATGCAGCAAGTGGACTAACTCGCGTTGGTGGTGATTCAAACGGAAGTCTGTGGATGTACACAACTACTGATCCAATCGCAGACATCAACACAACTGGTTATTTCAACAACGCAGCAGACATGCTGTCAGTTCGCGATCTAATCATTGTGCGTGACACGAATGTTCCAACCACTAACTTTTGCACCGTTCTTTCGAACACTGGAACTGTTGTAGACGTATCTGATGGTACGGCTGTTGCAGAAACAGATGGTGACTAATAAAGGGATGGGGGCTTCGGCCCCCAAACTACTATGCCTGATGTAGCAAACACACCGATAAAAATATGCTCTCGCGCATCTCTCTTGATTGGAGGTGACGCGATTCAGTCTTTTGAGGATGGCACTGCTGAAGCGACAGTAAGCTCTGCTATGTATGAAGACATGGCACGCTCTGCATTGACCAACTCTCGTTGGCGCTTTGCAACAGATCAGGCGATTTTAAACAGATTGGCTGATGCTCCAACTGGACGCTTTGATGCTGCGTATCAGCTACCTTCTGAGTTTATTATGCTTTCTGGCGTTACTGTAGACGAGCGCCCTATCAAGTATGATCTTTATGGCAGCAAAGTTTTCTGTGATGCGGTAGCAACTGACACGGTTATTGCCGACTATGTATTTAGGGCTGATGAGTCTACTTGGCCTCCATATTTTGTAACGGCTGTTGAATATATGATGGCTGGTGTTCTGGCTGTATCTGTTGCTCGGGATGCAACCCTAGCCAGCTTGATGGATAACAAAGCCAACTTTCAAATGATCCAAGCTAGACGTTTACACTCACAACAACAGACAACCCGCAAACTGGATACATCGAGGTTTATTGCTGAAAGGCGTAGTTAATGCAGAAAGTAAGAGTTCCCATTAACAGCTTTCAGTTTGGTGAAGTAAGTGACTCCCTTACATCTAGGGTGGATACTGGTGTTTATGCTGCCTCTGCTCAACGCCTTGAGAATATGGTTGTTATGTCAGAGGGATCAGTTAAAAAACGCACTGGCATGAAGTTTATCTATGACTATGGAATTACTTTTAATGCCACATACCCAGAGCAATCGCACCTCTTTCCATTTATCTTTGATGAGAATGAAGAGTACATCATATCTATTGAGCATCAAAAGGTTAGATGTTTCCGCGTAGTTGATGATACTATAACTTTAGTTACCACGCTTACGGCAGATACAAGTGCGGCTGCTCTGCCTTTTGATCGTGAGTATCTAAGAGAATATACCACGGCTCAGTTTGGCGATGTAATGTTTATCTGCCATCCTTTGTTTGCGCCACGATTGCTTACTCGAACAAGCCTTGCTTCGTTTGAGATAAGCACCTTTTCATTTGATAAACGTGCAGACAACAGCATTACATTCCAACCTTACACCCAGTTTCAAGACCATGAAACAACTCTTGATCCATCTGCCACAACAGGGACTGGCATTACGCTTGTTACCAGCACTGATTATTGGGATACTACTGGGGTGCAGACTGGTGGAGATTATCTTGATTCTTTGCATGTTGGCGTGACAGTTCGTTATGGTGGCAATGAGATTACTATTACAAGCGTACAGTCTGCGACTTCTGCAACGGGAGATGTTGTTGACGAACTCTCAATAAGATTAGCTATTCTTAATCCATTTAGAACAACTAACGGTAGCGCAACTGTTGAAGTAACAATGATTAATCATGGTTTTGCTGGCGGTGAAGCTATTACAATTTCTGGTGCATCTGCGGTTGGTGGTATTAATGTTGGCAACTTGGATGGTGCTCGGACTGTAAGTGGTATTATTGATGAGAATATATTTACCTTTACGGCTGGTGGTTCTGCTTCAAGTGCTGAAGATGGTGGCGGTCAGGTAACAATAGCCACTCATGCAGCAAGCCGTTTCTGGGATGAGCAGTGCTTCTCAGCTAAAAGGGGATACCCTGCGGCAGTTGAGTTTCATGAAAACAGGTTGGTTTTTGCTGGTACAATTGCAGAGCCTGATGGAATATTTATGAGTAAGATTGGTCAGTTCTTTAACTTTGATGTTGGGGATGCAGCTGATGATGATGCTATACAGATCAATGCTTCTATAGGTGATATTAATGAAATCAGATATTTGATTTCTAACCGTGATCTTCAGATATTTACTGCATCAAGTGAACTCTATGTTCCTACTTACTTGAACCAAGCCATAACGCCGACCAATGCTCAGATAAGACAGCAGACACCATACGGCATAGAGTTTATTGAACCGATGTCGATTGATGGTGCGACTATCTTTGCGCAAAGAAACGGTAAGATAATCAGAGAGTATATCTATTCTGATGCTGAGAATGCTTATGTGGCCCCAGCTATTTCTACAATAGCTTCTCATTTGATTGACAGTCCTAAGTATATGGCGGTTGTTCATAGCGGCTTTGGGTTGCCTGAGTCCTATGCCGCGTTTACGTCTAACAATGGCGATCTTGTTTTGTTTTCTTCAAACAGAGCAGAGAAGAGAGCATCATGGACTAGGGTTACAACAAATGGAAACTTTGGCTCAGTCTGTGCAATTGAAGACAGATTGTTTGCCAATGCTTATGACAAAGATGGAAACTTGCAGCTATGCGAGTTTACTGGTGATGTTGGCTTGGATTTCTATGTCTATGGTGCGATCTCTAGCAACCTTGTTGATGTAAGCTCTGTTTACTCAAATGGTGACGTAGTAGATGTTGTTGTTACAGATGGGACTGATCTTTCCCATATTGGGAGTTTTACAGTAAACGCCAGCAATCAGGTTGACCTTACGGTAGTTGCTGGCTTGGGCTTTACTCATGCTTACGTTGGAAGAAAGTTTACTTCTAAGATTGTGAGCAATCCAATTGATGCTGCAATAGGCAATGGCCCTGCAACTGGTAGTATTCGTGGCATTACGAATGTGGTCTTGGATTTGAAAGATACCAGATCGGTTTCGGTGAATGGCACTAACTTGGTGACTGAGAGTAAGTTTACTGGCAAGAAAGAGTTTCGCGTTTTAGGTTATAGCCGTGATCCCAAGGTAACGATTGAGCAGAATGATCCGTTATCTTTGCAGGTCAATGGCCTTACAGTGGAGTTGATAGTCTAATGGCTTTAGAAACAATATTGTTAGTAAGCACTATTGTAAGTGCTGGTGGGATGGTCTTAGGCGGCATTGGTGCAAAGCAAGAAGCTGACTTAACTGCTTTTAATATAGAAACACAAAAGCGGGAAAACAAAGTTCTTGCTATGCAGCAAGCAAGAGCGAGAAGAGAAGAATACGATTTGGCTACAGCTTCTAATGTTGCTGCCTTTGCTGCTGCTGGTCGTGATGTTGGAACTGACCGTAGTGTTCAAGCATTCTTGGAAAAACAAAAAGAAATTATTGCTCAAGACCTTGGTCGCATAGATCAACAGGCGCAGTTTGAGGGTTCTCGTATAAACTTGGCAGCTATGACTGAAAGACGTCGTGGTCGTAATGCTCTTTATGCTTCTTTGTTTAGTGCTGTTGGGACTGCGGGCGAAGGTTTGTACAGGGCAAAGCAAGTAAGGACTGACTAATGGCTGTAATAAGACAAAGAACAGAAATCTTTAATAAGCCTGTTGGTGTTGTCCGAGCAGATGCTGGGGCTGCGTCAGTCGCTCAGTCTATAAGTAGAGCGGCTGAAAACATAGCAGCCCTTGCTTACAGAGATGCTGCAATAAGTGCAGAAGAAACTGGAAAAAAAGCAGCTCTAGCTCAGCCTTCTGATAGAATCAGCACAATTGATCCCGATACAAATATGCCTGTAGCATATAGTCCACCTTCATCATATGGAACTATAGCTGCAAGATCATATCAGAATATGATTGATCGCAGATTTGAAGAGTCAATTCTAAAAGAATTAGAGAATAAAGGCTCTGAGTTTGCAAAGAAGTCTGCTTCGGCAGCTCAATATAAAGACAGTATGTCTAATTATGTACAAGAAATGTACAATGCTGAAGGCGAGGCTACAGCTTACAGTCGATATATCCAAGAAGCTGGTAAAGAATATATTGCAAGTACATATGCAACTCTAGCAAAGAAAGAAGCTGAAGCTGCAAAGGCTGCTTTAATTAGACAGCAGTTAATGGATGGTTACAAAGACAAAAGAAAACTTGCACAACTTATTTCTATTGGAGGTTCTAACGAAGAAATTGCTGATCTATCTGCCTCTCTTCGTGCAAGAAATTTAGACTTATTAAATGTTGATGGTGTAACATTTAAGCAGTGGGTTTCTGAGAATGAAGCTATTGATGGGCTTCAAGCACTTCATGCAAATAACGATCTTGTAAGAATATACTCAAGACTTTCCCCATCAGATCAATCGTTGTTGAAACTTTCTCTTACAAATCCCTCTGTTATTAGCAAACTTTCTATAGCGAGTGATGTTCAAAACATAGAAAATTTACAAGGCTTAATACTTAAAGCAAAAACATCAACAAGTGTTACAAGTTTAATTGCTGCGTTTGATTCTTTTGCAGCAATTAGTGAAGAGTATGTAGAGTCAGAGGCTAATAGATTAATCTCTGAGCATTCTCCAACTATAAGTGCATCAAGTACAATTCAAGACATAGCAAGTATTGTTGCACCAATCGAAGACAAAAATGTTCAGTTAGAAGTTGGCAATGAACTTATTACTACATGGATAATGAAGAACCTAGATGTTGCCGGTAAAACTTCTGATGATATAGATATGCTTTCTGAAGCACTGATGGATGAAGCAAATCCAAACTACACTATAATACAAGCTCTTATTGGTGGTAATCAAGGTAAGCAAATAGTTCGTGAATTGCAAAACATGTCGCAGGAACAACGCTCTACTCTTGCAACCAATCTTAGTGACAGACGCGCGGCTTTAAATAGAATTGAAAGTGCTCGTGATGCAAGGCTAGAGGATCGCTTTAGAAGCAATATTATTAGCTTACAAGATGCTGATAACTACTTAGATATATATGCTGATTTAAAAACAAGAGTACCCAAAAGCGGCTTAAACGCAACTGCTAAGTCAACATTATTAACTTTGCTTGATGAAAACTTTTCTGAAAGATCAAGAATAGAATCAGACAGAATAGGATTATCAACAGTTGAACTTGAAGAGTTGAGCGATGCTATAACTCAACCATCAACAACTTTAACTGGCAATGCTCTTGAGGCATGGAAACTATTGCGACCTGCGTACGAGTTAAACCCTTCAAGAATATCAAGCTATGTTTCAAACAGATTAAGAGCTTCTACTAATCAAAACACTAAAGAACTTAATAGGATTAGAATAAATGCAATTGAAGATGATTTGTCGTCTGTAAGTGAGGACGAATTAGCATTTTATGAAAAGGAAGTCTTAGGCGATATAGTAATAACAGCTGAGAACATGTTTGAATATGAAGCTATTAAAAATGCTGCTAGTCAAGGTGTAATTTTACCTAAAATGAAAACAGCTTTGGAGAGCGCAATCTTTTCAAACAGAGAGGAAAATTTAAATACTGGTCTTCAAACCTTTGAAAGGTTCTCCAACATTGAAACAGTTACTACTGATGGTAGAATTGGTTCTTTAGATATAATGCGCAAGTCTCTTAGCCCTGAGATTTATGCTTTGTACTCAGCAATAACTCAAACAGCTAGAGCAGAAGGTGTTGAACCATTATCTGTAGCACTTGATTTTAGAAACTATGATGGAAACATTGATGACGATATTAAAGCAGATTTAAAAATACCAAACGCTCAAAGCATTAATAGGGTGCTGGATGAATATCCAATGAGCAACAACTATAAAAAAGAAATACTAGCAATGCTAAGAATGCAAAAGGCTAGGGGTAGGGTTATTACTGAGGATTCACTGTCTTCTATTATTGATGGGTACACTTCCAACATGGCAAAAGACCCTGCTGTTTTTGGGCCATACATTGGCGACTCGACTGAGTTTCCTAGAAATGCGTTTTTTAGCGACACCGAGATTACTTCTAATAGAAGTGCAATGACAGATTTAATGGCTGATTCTGGTCAGTTTAATGATCTACTTAAAGGCGGTACTTTTCTTGATCAACAAGCAGCGACTATAGCTGCAATGATTGGTGGAGACATATTAACGACAAGCAGAGCTATTGTTGAGCAGTTTACAACTGGTGTTGGCGCTAGTGAAAAGCTCTCTGATAGAGAAAGATTGAAAAGAGGGCTTGCTGCTTTAAACATTGAGTTGGCCTATAAGCCTGATGTTGCATCAATATATGCTGGTGAGCCAAGGTATTATGTAGGGTATGTTAATGATTATGGCTCATTTGAGCCAATCATTATTAATGACAAACCTTACATGTTGGAAAAGCTAAATACCTTATCTTCGAATCAGGGTGAGTTAAGATTACAAGCTCTTAACAATTTAACAGTTGCTCTTAAGGGAAATGCTCCAAAAGAGTTTAAGGCTATCGCTCAAATAAACTACTTAGCAACTCTGGATCATATGAACTATGATAAGTTTACTTCTGATGAGGCTGGGTTAAGAAAGTTTTCTGAAATCTTTGGCAATGATACAAGAGCAATAGAGATATACGAAACTAAAAGAAGAGAATATAACGATCTTTCTGGCTCAAAGCCTTTGAGAATAAAAATTACAGAAGGTGTTGTAACGGAATGAAACTAACTATTCCAGACGCAGAGCCGTTTGCAATTGGCAGACAGCCAGTTCAATCTACTGTGCCTAGTATTGGGCAAACAGGCAATGCTCAGTATGGAAGGTTATTTAATCCGATAATCAATCAACTTAATTTTTATGGTGGTGCTTCTACTTATGATCCAGAGTCGATTGATCGTGTTGAGTCTATAATAGAAAGGCAGGGAATTACTGGTGATGACGCAAGGTATCTTAGAACTTTTGGCATTGGTTCTCAGGATAATTTCAATGCTGCACTAAAGTTTATTAAAAACAGGCAAGATAACTATAGTATTTTAAATCGGTCTACTGGTTTAAACTTGTTTCTTACTGACCCTAGTCTTCATGCTTCTGTAGTTATCCCTTATGCTGCTATTGGTTCTTCTAAATATATTGGTCAAGCATTTAACCAACTAAATTTTAATATCCCAGCTTTACGCACTCAGGCATTTAAGTCACCACTTAGGCAAGTTGTACGTGCAAGGCAGTTGATGAGAGGTAAAAATTTAACTGCCGCTGAGCTTGCTAAGATTGGTGCACTAGACGCAGCGCTTGTAGATGGCAGTATAACGCTCACTGAGGCACTTAGTGAGATTAGTGGTGGTGCTGACCCAATGGATGAAATAGGCAACGCAGCGCTTATTACAATGGGTACTACAGCTGTTGGTGGTTTGCTTGGGTTTGGGCTTGGGTCTGCTCTTAACAGACCTGTGGCAGCGCAGGTTCGTCAGGAAATCTTTAATCGCAGATATAAGGAATATCTTAACAGTATCTCAGACAAACCAGCAGAAAGAGGCGAAGACTTATCCTTTACTGGCAAATGGTTTACTGAATCTTGGTTTATGAAAGCAGTGCCAACACCTATTCGCACTACAATCCAAGATAAAAAAATACCAGATTGGGCAAAAATGGACATGCTCCAACTTGGTGGTGACAATGGAATGCCTTTTGTTTTGAATCAGCTTGGTAAGAGTGTAGGTAATTCTACATTTACTGAGACCGCAAGGCGTCAAGGTGACTGGTTTAAAGCTCTTGATGTTATTAATGAAAACTATCGGCAGGTTAGCCCACGCGGTTCTGCTGAGTTTTTTAATATCCCTGTTGGCGAATATGTAGAGCGGGTTCGCAGAAAACTTGGTAAAGAAAGTTTCGCGCCTGATGAATGGTATAATCATATTGGTCGTTTGATGGTCGATGAAGTACCATATGAAAAAATGACACCACAAGAAGCAGCTTCAGTGCAAGCAGCGCGTACTTTCTTTGAGCAATATGGAAAAGAACTAGAAGAGCTTGGCCTTATAAACCCCAAAGACCTTTTTGAAGATACTGCTTTTAAAGATATTGGTCGTTTAATAGAGCTTCAAAGCGTTACAAAAAACATTATTGCGCAGAACAAGCGTTGGATGACTCCACAAAGGGACAAACTTGTTACGCAAATAGAAAGAGTAAACAATAAATTAAAACAGTTGAATAGAACTGCAACAACAAGAGGTCTAACAAACAAGCAAGTAAAATTAAAAGAGTCTTTGGAAAAAGAGCTTGTCGATTACCAGACCTTTATGGGTAAGTTTGATGATGCTTTTGAGCAGATTAACAATGCAAAATCTATTGATGATCTTGCTTTGTTGTATAAAGACTTAGACCTTACACCAGACATGCGCAGAGCTTTACAAGACTTGGCTAAATCTATGGATGAAACCAAATCTAGGATTGATAATGCTTTGGAAATGATTCAGCGCATGCCTTCAACAAAGTCACCGAATAATTATCTTATGCGTATTTTTAACAGGCGCAAAATAGAACAAGATCGTGAGGGATTAAAAACTATTTTAGTAAATCATTATCGGGAGAATCCTCAAGTTATTTCCAAAGGTGATGATGGGCTATTTAAGTATCAAGAATTAGCAACTGATCCTGCATCTCTTGAGCGAAGAGCAAATGAAACTATAGATAATATTCTTGGTGAAACTGATGAGGATGCAATTGATGCAATTTTTACTGGGTTTGGTAGAACTGGGCCGCTTGTATCTAGGCGGTTAAATATTCCTAACCACTTAATTAAAGATTACATTGTGACTGACATTAAGGAACTTATGATTGCTTACACCAATCGTGTTGCTCCTAGAATAGAATACCACAAAAGATTCCGTGATCCAGAAACAAATCAGTTGATGTCTTTAGAAGCAAGACTTGACTACATTAGGTCAAGATTAATTAAAGATGGCGTCGATGAAGCTACAATAAACAAGTATATTAAAAACTTTGTAGCTACTTACGATCAGGTTGTTGGTACTACGTTAAAACGCCCTGATGCAATAGATACCAAGATTGCTGACTTTCTTAGAACTGCGACAAGTTGGACATTCCTTGGTGGTTCTGGATTGGCTGCTGTTGGGGATGCTGCTTCTCTGTTTATGGACCATGAGCTAAACGCTATTGGCAAGTCGTTCCTTGGTGCAATGGATGATATTTCAATCAAAATGGCTAAGAGGGAATTAAACTTAGCTGGTGAGGCTTTGGAAATTACTAGGGGTATAACTCACCTTAGATATATGGAAAGTCTTACCAATGATGTATTTAGCAAAACTATTCCTGATAAGCTAAATAACGCTTTCTACATTATGAATGGTTTGGCTCCTGTTACTGTAGCTATTAAAACATTTGATGGTTTGCTGAGAGGGCATACAATTATTGATGCTTCGATTAAACTGGGTCAAAACAAAGCAAGCAAGTTTGAGAAAGAGTTTTTGGCTCGTTATAATATTACCCCAAAGATAGCAAAACAAATAGCTGACTCACCTTATGAAAAAAGCCAAGGTGGTTTGTATTTGCCAAACACCGAAGCGTGGACAGATGAAGTTGCGGTTAGAGAGTTCAGGAATGCTTTGGCTTCTGGTGTTATGAATAGAGTTATTATGGGAACTCCTGCTGATAAGCCTATTACTATGAGCGGTGTTGCTTATATTCCAGAGACTGTAGCTAAATTATTGCCATTTGATCTTCCTGTTGATCCTAGAGTTAGAGGGTATCGTCGGGTTGAAAGTGGTTTGTTGGCTTTACCATTTACCTTCTATACCTACACTATGGGTGCATTAAGTAAGATTACAGCAAACCATGCCTCTGGTGCTGTTCGCAATCGTTTGTCTCATATGGCTGTTGCTATGGGTCTTGGCTATATGATTGTAAACGCTAGAACTCCAAGTTTTGCTTGGAATGAAATGGATATTGAAGACAAGATTATGAGGTCTTTTGATTTCTCTGGTCTTGCAGCAATTTACAGTGATATGGTTTATCGTGCTATAGCAATGGCAAGCGAAATGGGATACGAAAATAACTTTCCTATTCAGCCAAAGTTTCAAGCTCCACCAGATCAAGTTGGCGCATTAATATCTTTAGGAGGCGCCCCTGCTGATTGGAGCTATGAGGTAATAACATCCATAGGGCAAATGCTTTCTGGTGATGTTCAAGACGGAGCTAAGGGTCTTATTCGCATGATGCCATTAATTGAGACTATGGCGACTGGCGATATTATAAAAGATACGGCAAAAGACTTAACTGGCTATCTACCTAATAGGCAATAATTTGTCCTAGATTATTTGTGCGTTGCTCTTCTTAGCTTTGCTATGAGAGAACAAGTCAACGAGGTGACACATGACAATAGACATTTCCGCTAACTTACCACGAATTAGTTACACAGTTGCTGCTGGTGTTACTCAGACTTCTTTTACAGTGCCATTTGAGTTCTTTGATGACTCAGATTTAAATGTCTACATTGACCAAGTACTTCAAACAATTACTACGAATTACACGGTTACAGGTGGGAGTGGATCGACAGGCACAGTGACCATGACGGTGACTGGAGCTAAGACAGTAATCATTACTCGCGACACTACCATTGAACGCACGACTGACTTTACGGCTGGCGTTGATATTAACCGTGCTGCGCTGAATACACAGCTAGATACTCTGACTGCTATTGCTGCTGACAACAAAGACTTCATAGAACGCAGTATTCGGATTAAAGATTTTGATCCATCGACAGCTTCTTTGGAACTACCTGACGCCACCACCCGTGCTAACAAACTTCTCAGCTTTGACACAGAAGGGGGCATATCGGTTCAAGCTGCCTCAGACCTGCTCACAGGCTCTGTACTCGGCGCTAACTACATAAAGGCAAGCCATACTGGTGACGGTACTATTGTTGCATTTAGTACTACAGAGGCCGCTGGTTCTAAGAACAACATCCAAGTCTACATCGATGGTGTTTACCAAAACAAAGACACGTTCTCGATCAGTGGCTCTACGCTGACATTCACAGAAGCTCCACCCTTAAACTCTGCGATTGAGTTTATTGTTGGTAATGCTGTTACTTCGCTAACAACTGATCCTGATGTTGTGACCTACAATCAAGGCGGCACAGGCGCACAGGATCGCACACTGACAAGCAAGCTGCAAGACACTGTATCGGTCAAAGACTTCGGCGCTGTCGGTGATGGCGTGACGGATGACACTGCGGCTATTCAGGCTGCGATTGCTGCGTCTGCTGGAAAGGTTTTAAATTTTGTTCGTGGTGAAACATACTTAGTTACTTCCGAGCTAAACTTTCACACAGGATCAAATGGCCCAAAGGTTGAGGGCAACATGGCAACCATCAAAGCTGGTGCTGCCATGCAAAGCATTATGTATATTGGCAATACCACATCTATTAAAACTCAAATTAACAACATTGAGCTAGATGGTAATAGCAATGCAACTTATTGTCTGTATGCTATCTTAGTTACTGAGAACAGTTCTATCTTTAGCAATGTTATTGTAAAAAATGCTACATCACACGGCATGTATTTAGACGGTTGTCAGGTGATGCGCTTGGAAAACATTGTTAGTCAGACAAATGGCGGTGATGGTATTCTTTTTGAAAGCTGCAATGGGGCATCAATCTCTAGTATTCGATGTGTATCAAATACTGGCAATGGTATTACCGTTCAACGTGGCACACGCAATTACACATCTGGCGTAAACATTGAATATGCAGACTGTGAATTAAACTCTGGTCATGGTATTTCTGTTGTAGACACAAAATCTCCAGTAACTATTCTTGGTGGCTGGCTTGAAAGCAATGTCCAAGATGGCCTCAATATTGGTTCTCTTGCCGTTGGCGTTAGTGCTAATGGTATTGGAATTATTGGCAATGAGGGCACATCAAATTACAGGGCTGTTAGACTTCAAGATGGTGCGGCTGGTTGCTCAATAACAAATGCTAAGTTTCAAATTACAAGTGGCTCTCAAGATTATGCAAACGTCAAAGATGAAAATACATCTCTTGCAACAAGCAACCTTTTAACGCCTAACTTTATTCGATCAACAGGAACACTTGTTCTTCCACAAACTGTTGAAGATTACAAGTCAGGCTTCATTACTCAACAGCAAACAACAACAAACACCAGAGGTGCTGGCGGTTATCTCTCTGGATTTGCTTTGGCTGATACTGTTGCTGGTTCGAGTGGAACGAAAACATTTACTTGGACACCATCTGGTTCTTTTAACATTCCGGGCGCAGACAACCGTGGTGCATATATGATTGAGTTAGACATCATTGGTTATTTTACTGGTATAGATCAGTCTGTGTTTTTGCGGTTCCATTTGTTTGGCGCAACTTTGGCTTCTACAATTTACGATGCATCTTCAAATGCGATCTATTCTTATGGAGATACACGCAAATCCGATTTGACATTGGCAACACCTACGGCTGCTGGTTCCTCTGGAATAAGTGCTGTCTTAACAAATGCCAATGCTTCAACCTTTAATGGCACATTTACATGGCGCACTATGATGACAACAACTGGTCAGCTTTCGTTGGCTGTTTCTTAGGAGGTATAAAATGACTATCAAACAGCAAGGTGGCATTTTTGGACGCAACCCAACATTCAATGAAGTTGATATTGAAGGCACTCTTAGTGCAGAAACGGTTGATATTAACGGAGGCACTATCGATGGCACAGCTATCGGCGGGACTACACCCGCAGCCATTATTGGGACGGCTATGGAGGCTTCTAGCTTGGGGATTGGAACAACCCCTTCAGGCGGGGTTAAGTTAGACGTTGTAGGCACTTTGCGTTCAACTATTTCTGGTGGAACACCTGCTCTTTATTTGAATAATGGAACAACTCAAAACTCCATTACAAATACATCGGGCAGTTTTTCATTTTCTACTGGGGCTGTAGAACGTTTGCGCATCGACACCAGTAATGTAACAGTATCCACTGGCAACCTCGTCATCGGCACATCAGGCAAAGGCATCGACTTCTCTGTCACCTCTGGCACTGGCACAAGTGAACTGTTCGATGACTATGAAGAGGGGACGTGGACGCCTGAGATCACAGGCACAAGCACAGCAGGCACAATCGCATACAACGCCCAGCACGGGTATTACACTAAGATTGGCCGAATGGTGCAGGTTGAGTTCTATGTTCAGTGGAACAGTGGAACTGGCACGGGCAACCTTCAAATTACAGGTTTGCCGTTCACCGCAGGCAACAATCTCACCCAACCGGGATTGGCTATTGGCGACATTGAAAATGTAGCACTCACAGCCGCTAATGTCGCAACGCTTGCAGTAGCCAGCAACAGCACGAACATCAATATGCGGCAGGTTCCAACGGGCGGCGGAGGTTCTTCGCCAGTTCCTTATGATGCTGCTGGCTATATCAAAGCATCTGGCGTTTATTCAGTTTAAGGACAAACACATGACACTGACCAAAGTTCACAACCGAATGATTGACGACTCTGATGTCAACCCGATTGATTTCGGCGCTGTCGGTGATGGTGTCACTGATGATACCGCTGCGGTGACTGCGGCTATTGCTACAGGAAAGAATGTCTTTGTGCAGCTTGGCAAGACGTTTGCAATAACAGGAAATGTTACTGGCTTTGCAGATAATCAGAAGATTTATGGCGGCGGTGCTTTTAAAAAACTTGGTACAACGCAAACACCTATGTTTTTGTTACCTGATGAAAGTGATGGCGTTTGGTTCGATGGCATTGAGTTTGATGGCACAAAAGCATCGTTTTCAGCTGGCGATCCTGTTCCAGCAATACTTGGTTATATTACATATAGCTTACAGGTAACTAATTGTTATTTTCACGACATAATTGATGTTGGCATTAAATTACGAGATGGCGCAAATCTTTATGCCTCTGGTAATAGATTTATTGATATTGGTGAAAATGGTATTGAGTTACATAACTATGATAACGATGTAAGAACAGGTTCCGCATACACAGGAACAAGACCTGTTGTGGAAGGAAATCATACAATTACAGGCAACCGTTTTGAACGTATAACTCGTTATGAAAATCCTGCTGGCCCACTAGTTGATGCGTGTGGAATAATTTTTGTTGGGGATGATGGGTATCCTCAAAAAAATATTAGAATTACTGATAACGTAATTATTGATTGTTTGCGTTACATATGGACAGAGAACAATGGAACAACTGATAAAGCAGATAATGTTATTATCAGTAATAATACATTGCATGGTGGTGTAAATGGTGGAACTGCTGATGACATATATAGCAAAAATGGCATTGGAATAATTGGCGCAAAAAATGTATTAGTAACAAACAATACAATTAAGAATGTTGCAAACACTAATCCAGTAGGCTCAGATACAAGTTGCATTACCGTTTCAGGAACAGGTAATGAAAATATTCAAATTACTGGAAATCATTGTTCTGATGATTCTGGTTTATCAGATAGAACTGAATATGGAATACGAGTAGTAAATGGCTCTGATCTTCGTATTTTTAATAACTATATTGCAGGGACTTCAACAGGGTCTATTACTGTAACAGAGGCTAATACATCTAATGTAACTATTTATTCTAATAGAAATGCAGAAGATGAATATAGCTGGACGCAGATTGTCCCGATTTACTTCATTCGAGAAAACATTCCAGCTAATGGCGATCAATCAACTTATGTCTTTGGGCAAACATGGGAGACTGAAGCAATCATCCCTGCGGATGGTCGGATTGTTGGCGTTGCGGTAAAACTGAGTGCAGCTATTTCTGCTGGCAACTTAACGGTCAAGTCCTACAGCAATGGTGTTGAAAGGACAAACCTACAGATTGTAAATTCTGATTTTAGTGGTGGCACTATTGCTCAAAAGAAAATTGGTGCATCTAATGGTGCTCAAGTAAACGCAGGCGAGCGGTATAAGGTAGTCTTAACCACTGACGCTGCTTTTGCGCCGACAACAATGGACGCAATCGTTACGATGTTTGTAGACATTGCGAAGAAAGATTAATGCGGTTCGCCCGTGGACAGTCCAGCCAAGGAGGTAAACATGGCACTGACTAAAATGACAGTAAACGACAAGATCGAAGTCATCAATCATGGTGGCTGGTCATCGGTGCAAGTACGCACTGCAACGATCATCAATGAGGATGGCACAGAAATCAGCCGTACATTCCACCGTCATGTGGTAATGCCTGACGCTGATCTCTCAGCCGAAGATGCAGACGTATCTGCAATCTGCACTCCAGTATTTACAGACGCAGTAAA